AAAGGCTATGAAGAAACATCCTGAACTAACCAAGGGTAAAACCAAGGATGGTAAGGAAAAGAACCCCTGGGCATTGGCCTGGCATATGAAGAACAAAGGCTATAAGAGCCATAAAAAGGCTGATGGATCAGATAAGGATTAAATGATGGATATGAAAAAACTAATAGCACAGATGGATGCTATTGAAACAGGTAAAAAGTTTATAGCTGAATCAGTAGCTCCTGTAGTTGAATATAAAGGCGGTACTGATGCTGAAAAAATCAAAAACTGGCAAGATCATATCAAAAATTTTGATAATTTCCCTAAAGCACAAGATGATGCTAGACAGGCTGCTAAAAAGGCACAACCTGGTGCCAAGTTTTACAAAACAGATGACAAGCCTAAAAAAGAAGGTATGGGTAGCATTGCTCGCGCCCTAATGCAGGATATGGCTGTTGATGAAGAAGGTGACCCAGCATGGTATGGTCCAGGTGGTGCTAATTTAATGACTGGTGAGCCAACTGCTCCTGGAACTGGAAATCCTATCGCAGACATTAAGGCATGGAACAGAGATCGCTTAAACCAAAGAGCAGCAGATAGAGGAGCAGCAGCCACACAGGCAGCTGCCAATGCCAATCCAGAAGTATATGGATACGGTGGAGCACCACAAGCACAGCCTCAAAGTACTGATCCAGCAGCACAAGCAGCCGCAGCAGGTACACCTGAAATGAATATAGGTCAAGGAGCAACACCCGCTGCTCCACAAACTACTGGTAGTGAAATGGATACTCCTGCTCCAGCAGGAATAACACCAGCAGGTCAAGCGAAACCAGCAGCAGGTGGCAGTGAAATGGATACTCCTGCTCCAGCAGGAATAACACCAGCAAGTCAAAGAAAACCAGCTGCTCCAACTGCTCCAGCTGCTCCAACTGCTCCTGCTGCTCCAGCTAAAACAGGGGGAATGTCCAAGGCTGTAAGTGACTTAGCAGCAGCCAATAACATAACAAATCCAAATATGATTAAAGTTGGACAACAACTTAAAATGCCAGATGGATCTACATATGTTGTAAAACCTGGTGATACTCTTGGTAAGATAGCTGGCGGTGGCAAACAAGCAGCAGCAAGTCCGGCACAATCAGGAAAACAAGCAGCAGCAAGTCCTCAGCCTGATCCCATGAATAGTCCTGATGCTAACCTAGCAGGATCAGGTAATTCAAGAAGTTTACCTTCAGAATTAGATACTGCGGATAAGAATAAAGACTATTGGGTTAAAGGTACAAGATACAGATATAATACCGGTGGAGTAGACCCACAAGGTAAACTTACAGGACAATGGCAAGCTAACTTTAAACCCGGTGAGTGGGGTTGGAATTGGAACCAAAAAGCAAGTCAAGATGCTTACACAGGCGTTGATCAGGGAAGTCAATATAAAAAGTCTGCTACTGCCGAGGCACAAGGACGAAATGATATGACAGAATCTGATAACGAGATATTGGCTTTAATCAGAGGTGTAAAATTTTAATGCCATTGACCTTTGATACAGTGTAACATTTCATGTCCAAGAACATGCATGGTAAGTTTCCTTGGCATGATAATTTTACAGTATGCTTCTTTTAAATCAAAGACAGCACAACTATTCATGCTAAATCCAACGGATACTCCTATTTTTTTATATTCTTCAGCACAGGCCTTATTAACATCATCAACGGTGACCACAGTGACATTTATCTTTTTTTCCATTTTAGGAAAACTAAAAACCCTAGCGGGATCATCCCATGGATGAAAAGAAAAATTTTGGGCACTTACTGGTTGGCAAATTAAACCTAAGATTAAACACAGTTTTTTCACAAAACACCTTGACTTAAGTTAACAATACATGTATTATATATTCACTTTAGAGGATTGTCAATGACTACTAGGATATACGGGCCAGAAGAAAAAGCCAAATTGGAAAAACTTATCAACGAAGGCAGTACTGTATTACGTGAAATTGAAGATCTCCAAGAGGGTCTTAAGGAAACTGTAAAGGCTGTGGCCGAGGAATTAAATGTAAAAACCAGTGTGATTAATCGTGCTATCAAAATAGCACATAAAGGTGACTGGAGTAATTATGATAATGATTGGAAAGAAGTAGAGGCTATTTTAGATATAACCAAAAAAATCTGATGAACAAACGATTTGAACTAGTATTTGAATGGTTTTGTACAGCTCTATTACTAACTGGTGTGGTATTGATCAGTCTAAACATTTACCCTTTAAGTATATGGGTAGCTCTAGCTGGTAATATAAGTTGGATAGCATTAGGCTATGTTTGGCGTAAGTGGAGTTTAGTTGTGATGCAAGTGGTTATTGCGTTAATCTATGTAGCAGGCATAATTAAATTATATGTGTAAGGCAAGTGAGCCATAAGTCACTAAGTTGGTATTTGTGAGCCCAAAATCACAAAAGGAGAAAATTAATGTATGTCGATGCCTTTTTCGACCGTGACAATGATATTGTCAAGGTTGTAGAACGTGACCGCAAGGGTCAACGTGTTTTTAAAGAATATCCAGCAAAATATATATTCTACTATGATGATGCCAAAGGCAAGTATACCAGTATATATGGCAATCAAGTTAGTAGAACTATATGTAAAACACAAAAGGATTTTCACAAAGAACTTAAAATTAATTCAAATAAAAAAATCTATGAAGCAGATATAAATCAAATCTTTGTCTGCTTAAGTGATCAATATCTTAATGCCGACGCTCCAAAGCTACAGGTAGCATTTTTTGATATTGAGGTGGACTTTGATCCAGAACGTGGGTATGCTAGTCCAGATGATGCCTTTATGCCAATCACTGCTATAAGCGTACACCTACAGTGGCTTGATACATTGGTTACTCTAGCGATTCCACCTAAAGGCCTAAATATTAAAGAGGCAGAAAAGTTAGTAAAGGATTTTCCTAATACACACCTCTTTGATAATGAAGCGGATATGTTAGATACTTTTTTAAATCTTATTGAGGATGCTGATGTTATAACAGGATGGAACAGTGAGGGCTATGATATTCCCTATACTGTTAATCGTGTCACAAAGGTATTGAGCAAAGATGACACACGACGTTTTTGTTTGTGGAATCATTATCCTAAACGCAGAGAGTATGAGAAGTTTGGTAAAACTGCTACTACCTATGACCTAGTAGGTCGAGTACATTTGGACAGTTTAGAGCTATATCGTAGATATACTTATGAAGAAAGACATACCTACAGACTAGACGCTATTGGTGAAATGGAAGTTGGTGAAAGCAAAACAGTCTACGAAGGAACACTAGATCAACTTTATAATACAGACTTTGCCAAGTTTATTGAATACAATCGTCAAGACTGTGCTCTATTAGATAAGTTAGATAAGAAATTGAGATTTATTGATCTAGCAAATACGCTGGCACATGAAAATACTGTACTGCTACAAACTACAATGGGTGCTGTGGCAGTCACAGAACAGGCTATTATAAACGAAGCACATCGTAGAGGTGTAGTAGTACCTAACCGCACTAAAAAAGCTGAACGTGATGATGGCAGTGCCGCAGGTGCTTATGTTGCTCATCCCAAAGAAGGTATACACGATTGGATAGGCAGTGTGGATATTAATAGTCTATATCCTAGTGCTATTCGTGCTCTTAATATGGGGCCTGAAACTATTATAGGTCAACTACGTCAAACAATGACAGATGCCTATATGAACGAACAAATGGCCAAGGGTAAGAGCTTTGCTGGATCTTGGGAAGGACGTTTTGGCAGTATGGAATACGAAGCAGTAATGAATAAGGAAATTGGCACTGAAATTATAATTGATTGGGAGGAAGGTGGACATGACATTGTCAGTGCCGCAGAAGCATATAAACTAATCTTTGATAGTAATCAATCATGGATGTTAAGTGCTAATGGAACAATTTTTACCTATGAAAAAGAAGGAATTATTCCAGGCTTACTAGAACGTTGGTACAAAGAACGTAAAGAAATGCAGGCCAAATTAAAGGACGCTATAAATGCTGGAAATAAAATTGAGGAAGAATACTGGGATAAACGACAGTTGGTTAAAAAGATTAACCTTAACAGTTTGTATGGGGCTATTCTTAATCCTGGCTGTAGGTTTTTTGATAAGCGTATTGGGCAAAGTACTACCCTTAGTGGCAGGCAAATTACCAAGCACATGGCTGCTAAGATAAACGAAGTAATTACAGGTGACTATGACCACGTTGGTCGTAGTATAATCTATGGTGATACTGATAGTGCTTACTTCAGTGCTCACCGTACACTGAAAAAAGAAATAGATCAAGGCACTATTCCTTGGACTAAAGAAACTGTTATACAACTATATGACGGTGTAGCAGATGAAGTAAACAAATCATTTCCAGACTTTATGATGCAGGCCTTTCACTGTCCAAAAAGCAGAGGATCAGTGATACGTGCTGGTAGAGAACTTGTGGCCAGTAAAGGTCTATTCATTACCAAAAAGCGTTATAGTGTATTATACTATGATAAAGAAGGTAAACGCCAGGATGTAGAAGGAAAACCTGGCAAGATTAAGGCCATGGGGCTTGATCTTAAACGCAGTGATACTCCTGAATTTATACAGGACTTTTTAAGTGAAGTATTGGAGATGGTTCTTACTGGACACAATGAATCCAGCGTATTAGACTATATCAGTGAATTTAGGCTGAATTTTAAACTACGTCCAGGTTGGGAGAAAGGTAGTCCACGCAGAGCTAATAATATTACAGAATATGAGGCTAAAGAAAAGAAACAGGGTAAGGCCAATATGCCAGGACACGTTAGAGCAGCTATCAACTGGAATACTCTTAAACGTATGAATGGAGACAAATATTCAATGAATATTGTTGATGGTATGAAAGTTGTTGTATGTAAACTTAAACCTAACCCACTTAACTATACCAGTGTGGCCTATCCTGTAGATGAGCTTAGATTACCGCAATGGTTTAAAGAATTACCGTTTGATCATACTGCCATGGAAGACACTATTATAGATAACAAACTAGAGAATCTTATAGGTGTTCTTAAATGGAAGATTATAAACACACAGGAATCGAACACATTCAATCAACTATTTGAATTTGAAGCTTGACAAATAACATTTTTCTAAATATAATTAACGAAGGAGATAATAATGATTAAAGACATTTTAACAGATATTGTAACACATACTCACAGTTTAGGGTTTTTGCCTCTAGTAAAAATTACAGGAGAAGACAATGATACCACTATTGAAAGTATGGCAGAAGATCGCAGTGTAATTTTAACTGCCAAAACACATAACCCAGTAGGTGATTTCCAAGGAGTATTTGGTATGCCTAATTTGGACAAACTTAATCTTCTGTTGAAAAATCCAGAGTATAAAGAAAATGCTACTATTGATGTAGTAGTCAGTAATCGCAATGGTGAGGATGTTCCAACTGGCTTACATTTTGAAAATGAAGACAAGGACTATATTAATGATTATAGGTTTATGAACACACAGATCATTAATGAAAAATTAAAAAGTGTAAAATTTAAAGGATCTAATTGGGATATTGAATTTACTCCTAGTCTCAGTAGCACACAACGTCTTAAGCTACAGGCACAAGTACATAACGAAGAAACTATTTTTCAAGTTAAAGTAGAAAATAAAAACCTTATAGTAAGCTTTGGTGATGCTAGCACTCACGCAGGTAGTTTTGTTTTCCAACCACAAGTTACAGGTAAGCTCAAGCAACAATGGAGTTGGCCAGTACAACAGGTATTAAGCATATTAAACCTAGATGGTGATATGACTATGAAGATCAGTGATCAAGGTGCTATGATGATTACTGTGGATAGTGGAGTAGCTGAGTATAACTATATTCTTCCAGCACAGAGCAAATAATGAATAAGGACCTCACCAGTGCTCAATTAGACTATGCTAGATTTTTACCAGCATGTAGTACCTTTTACGCTACGTTTGTAGGTAAACAACGCTATATAAATTATGTAGACCCTAATCGTATTCCCAAAGCCTTTGCTAATGGTATGGAAAGTTTAAACTTTCTTGATCCGGTAAAAGGACAGTTTTACTATCAATGGTGCTTATACAGTGCAGGACATGCCAACTTGGACCTAAATAAACCATGTTGGAAAGAGGATATGTTCCGTAATCGTAATCGTACAAATAGTTGGGTACTTGGTGATAGCGGCGGCTTTCAAATAGGTAAAGGCAAATGGGAAGGTGATTGGAAGAATGTAAATTGTCCAAAAGCCAGTAAAAAACGTCGCCAAGTGCTTGATTGGATGGATGGTATTATGGATTATGGAATGACTTTGGATATACCAAGTTGGGTTGGACGTGATCCAGAAAATGCTAAAAGAACTGGTATTAGCAATTTTGATGAAGCTATAGCAGGTACTCATATTAATAACGAATACTTTATTCGTAATCGTAATGGAAACTGTAAATTTCTTAATGTGTTACAGGGTGAAAATCACGGTGACGCAGATCGTTGGTATAATGAAATGAAAAAATATAGCGACCCCAAACACTATCCCAATGAGCATTTTAATGGTTGGGGTATGGGTGGTCAAAATATGTGTGACATTAGTCTTGTATTACGCAGAATTGTAGAACTTCGTTTTGATAATTTGCTAGAACCAGGAAAACAGGACTATATGCATTTTTTGGGAACTAGTAAATTAGAGTGGGCAGTGTTACTTACAGATATTCAACGTGCTGTAAGAAAATATCATAATCCTAACTTTACTATAACTTTTGATTGTGCCAGCCCATTCCTTGCCACTGCTAATGGCCAAATCTATTATGAAACTGATACTACCCATGGTAAAAAATGGACCTATAGGATGAGTGCAGGACTAGACGATAAGAAATATAAACATGATAATCGTTTATACAAACAGGCAGTTGTGGCGGATGGTAAATTGCCTGTATTCCAAAATAGTCCTGCTATGGATAATATCAAAGTCAATGATATATGTGTTTATGGTCCTGGAGATCTAAACAAGTTCGGTAAAAGTAATAAAACAAGTTGGGACAGTTTTAGCTATGGTATAATGATGTGCCATAACATATGGCACCATATCAATGCAGTTCAAGAAGCTAATAGAGAATATGACAAGGGTAGTAAACCACCTATGTTAGATTCTGATACTTTCGAACTAAAATACTTTAAAGATGTAGTAGATGATATCTTCTCTACTACAAATAAAACTAAAGCATTAAAGGTTATTGAAAACAGAATCAATCTTCTTAAAAAAATACTGGGAACTAGAGGTGCTAGTTTGGTCAATGCGGTATCAGCTCAACCAAAGTTCGAGGAATTATTTGACATAGTGGAAGAAACTAGTGTAAAATTAGATCTCGACGAGTTTAACAATGAGCAAATTAATAAACTAGAAGCTTTAGAATTGGAAGTTGAAGATGACATTGCCTGACGAACGCTATCGTAATATTGTTCAAACTAGAAAGTTTCTAATGGAACTTACTAGTCCACATATGACTCCAAAAGTTCCAAAGGTTGTACGTGAACGTGCTGGTAGTTTATTACGGCATTTTCCTACTGATTATCATTTGGAAATGATGACTATACATATGCCTAATGATTTTGCCAAAGAAATAGAACCTGTGACACGTATGTTTATGAAATATGAGGATAAAGATGCGTAGTATAGTTATTGGTATGGGTATAGGTCAATTGTATAAAGACGTACTGGAAGGTATGGGCCATGAAGTTGTCACCGTGGATACTAACCCATTAAGCCACGCTGACTATACAAGTTTAAACCAAGCACTGGTGGAGAATGATAAGTTTGACACAGCCCATATCTGTACACCTAACTATACACACGGAACTATAGCATTAGAAGTTGTAGATCATACTCGTATATTGTTTATTGAGAAACCAGGACTACCTACCAGTGAGGCTTGGGACTTGCTGGTGGAAAGCCATCCTGATACACGTATTATGATGGTTAAGAATAATCAATATAGAGATAACATAGAAGAAATTAAACAGGTTGCTAATGCCAGTGTTATTGTTGATATAAACTGGATTAACGATGATAGGGTGCCAAGTCCAGGCAGTTGGTTTACTAACCGTGAACTTGCGTGGGGTGGAGTTAGCCGTGACCTTATGCCACACTTATTAAGTATTTGGTGCGTTATGGACCCACAATATTACGAAGCAGATCGTACCCGCAAGGATGTAAAGCAACGCTGGACTTTGGCAGACCTAACTGGCACAAGTTATGGCAAGGTCAATCCCAATGGTGTATACAATGTAGATGACTATTGTAGACTGGGCTTCCTTGGTGCGGAAACTATGTGGACACTGACAGCAGATTGGCGTAGTCTTAATACACCAGACATTGGCATACATTTTCAACTATACACAGGGCATAAACATTTTGTTCCATTAGGCTTATGCCCAGAAAGTGCTTATAAAACAATGATTGAAACAGCACTAAAAAACATTGATAACCAAGAGTTTTGGGATAATCAATACTTTATGGACAGTTGGATACACACTAAAATAGAGAAATTATGAATAAATTATTAGCAACAAGGGGAAATGGCACATTTTTTGAAACACATATAGCACTAGATCCAACTCCAACCAATGGTATTCGTGTGCGTAGCATTATGACAGGCGTATGTCGTAGTGATATTGATATGATGAATGGCAATTTTGGTCCACTGCCTTTGGGTATGCAGGGACACGAAGGATTAGGTGAAGTCGTAGAGGTTGGCAAAATGGTCTATGACATACAGGTTGGTGACCTTGTTGCTACCAGAGGTGAACCTGCTTATGCTGACTTTTACAATGTTAGACCTGGTGAATATGTTCAAGTGCCAGAAGCACATCCACGCTATATAATTGAGCCTGTGGCCTGTGGAGTAAACAGCGTAAACCAATATTACTATCATCTCAAACGTAAGGAAGGTGGAAGATTATTAATTAATGGCACTGGCTTTTTAAGTTATGTGGCATATACTACATTAAAAATTAGTAATTTTAATTTTGATATTGATGTGTTGGGTAATCATCATCAAGAATTATTTGGCAAAGATCATAAAAAGAGTTATGATGGCGAATATGATGTAATTATGGACTTTAAGGGTGATGACCTTTATCCCATAGCCACAAATGGTATATTGGTTAATGCTGTGGGTAAGGCCACAACAAAGCAAACTGAAGATCATTTACTTTGGAATTGTGTGACCACAGTTCGTCCCAGTCCACGTAGCAAAACATTTCACCAAAGTATGGAATATGCTGTAAAATGGATAAAGGAAGGTCAATTAAATGTTGACAGGTTCTGGACAAGAGCATATAATAGAAGCACAGAATGGCAGCAGGCTTTTCAAGATGGTGCTAACAGACCAACAAATTACGGCAGAGGTTATATTGTATGGCCATAGGAACAGAAGGTAGACAACAAGTAGACTACTTTATTGGTACAGAAGTTGAAAATACTCCAATGAAGGGTGAACGCACATTATTTGTTGTTGGTGTTAAACCTGTAGATGAAATTATTAGCAAAGTAAACAATCTTGATCACATTTATTTAGGCACAAGTCAAAGTTTCCGTCCAGAAACTTATGGAGATTGGCGGGCTTGGAGTAAAATGATCAATGGTCTATTGGATAGTGGCTATTGGGTCACTCTTGACTTTGATGTAAAGTATGCTGATGAAATTCACGAAATGGGATTTACAGAAAATAATAGGTTTATTCCTATGATCAGTGTAAAACTTCCCTATATTAGTCTGTATAACTATAATGCTGTACTAAAAATCGACGACACTACTTGGGGTCATAGCAACCCTGGTGTATGGTGTCATTACTTACACGACCTTATGCGTCGTCGTGTATATACAGACTGGAAAGAATATGAAGGAGATACACCAGTATGAGCCAAATGTTAATTAAGAATATGCCAGAATATAGGATTAAAATGACCAAACGTGCTTGTGATAATCCTAAAACGCTGTATAATATTGAATTCGCACAGGAAACTGTCAAAGAAGGTGCTGTGACTAATGTCAGCGTCTATAACTTATTTTTAACCCAACAAGAAATTGAACTACTTATACAAGGCTTAAGATGATTATCAAGCAAGATGTAAGACCAAGTAAAATGACCTATATTAAAGTACGCACAGAGTTTGAAGGATTTCACTATTATCCAAACGCTGGAAGTATTGATCCAAGAATTAAGTTTTTAGAAAATGAACATAGACATATGTTCAAAGTAGAAGTAAAGATCAGTGTTAACCATTTAGACAGAGAACTAGAATTCTTTTTAGTTAAATGGGCACTGGCTGAATTCATCCAAGGTGGCAATATGAATCACAAAAGTTGTGAAATGATTGCTACTGATATTTTAGAAAATCATTTATTACCCCGGTATGGAGAGAGATACTATGAGATAACGGTTTCAGAAGATGGTGAATCAGACGGTATAATTGAATATAAACCTTAATTTTTTAATCAACGTAAACAAAAGGGAAGTAAAATGGCATCAAATTGGCTTAACAAATACCTTGTTATGAAACCAGAAGTTAGTAAAATTTTTGAGGATCTTGAGGCATACCACGATTGGTGTAGGTGGGAACTGGCTCCGTTCAATGAGGCAGAGTTGTACAAGAAAAATAGTCCTGTTTATAGTGCTTACTTGAATAGTAAGAAACCACGTAGGCAGTACAACAACCAGGCTCGTCCAGCAAAGCGTAGAAATGAGCAAAATATTTCTAATTGATTTAGAAAGCGTTTCCACTCGGTATACTATCGAGTGGAAATGGAGCTTACCTGAACAACTAAGGAGACAAGGACACGATGTTGAAGTTATTGCTGGTCCGGAAGATATTCCTCGAGCCACTACTCCTGGCGCCTTTCTTAATTTTGGTGGTACTAATATCTACAAGTCTCACCAAGTTGCTACAATTAGCAGATTGTTTTGCGAGGGACGCATCACATCTGGCGACCATTTTATTTTTACTGATGCTTGGCACCCGGGCATTATCAACTTAAAATATATGAGTGAATTGCTACAGACTCCTGTAAAGATTCACGCACTATGGCACGCCGGATCATATGACCCCCAAGACTTTTTAGGTAGGCTTATTGGAGATGCTCCTTGGGTAAGACACGCTGAAAAGAGTTTCTTTCACGCCATTGACCATAATTACTTTGCCACAAACTTTCATATTGAGATGTTTGTGCGTAATTTATTAAACAATGATATGGCTACGGAAAATCCTTGGTTTGAAGAAGACCTACAGGATATACAGGATGGGAAATTTCCAAAGATCACTCATAGTGGGTGGCCTATGGAATATATGGAGACTATGCTGCTTCCATATAAAGGATTAGCCAAGCGTGACCTAATCCTTTTCCCACATCGTATAGCACCAGAGAAGCAGGTTGAGATATTTAAGGACCTTGCTACTCACTTGCCACAGTATGAATTTATTGTATGTCAGGATAAGACATTAACTAAACACGAATATCATACATTGTTAGGTGAGGCTAAAATGGTGTTTAGTGCTAACCTACAGGAAACATTGGGTATAAGTTGTTATGAAGGTGTTGTATTAGATGCTATTCCCTTTGTTCCAGATCGTTTAAGTTATACTGAAATGTATTTTGATACTTTTAAGTATCCGTCAGTATGTACTGAAAGTTATGAGTATTATTTGACACACAGGCAAAAATTATGTTATGCTATTATTCAACATATGGATAATTACACAACAAGGTTGAAATTATTACAACAACAAAAGGAACAATTAAGTGAACGATTCTTCTCAGCACAACCCTTATACAATAACCTTTAGTGATAATACTGCTACTGAAACACTGACTATTAGTGCGGGTAGTGATAATGATTGGATCAATATGAATAGTCAATTACCTGCTTTGACTACTGATCAAGTTCAATTAATTGATTTAAGTAGTATAAATTTAAACGGTCCTACCCCTTCTTATAGTTATAACCTAAACGACTTAAACAATATAACCATACAACCAGTAGATACCAGCCAGTGGGCTACATTAACTACAGCACAAATTGGTGCTCTTAATACAGACTATATTACAACTTGGAACCAACAGCAAGAGTTTGTTGATACTTGGCCTGCTTGGTATAAAATGAAAGATATGGCCTCCAAGTATCCTGCTATAAAGAAGGCATTAGAAAACTTATCAACCGTGTATACTATGGTCAAGGATGACTATGATAACCCAACGCCTAAAAGATAAATTCCTCAACCTACTTGATCGTATGGGACGTAAGCGTATCATACTGGATCGTGTTAGTGAAGAGCCATATTTGGAACGCTACTATGTATTCCTAAAAGATCGTAAGTGGTTTCCATTTAACATATTCCTACACAAATTCCTCAAGAGTGATCCAGATGATGTACACGATCATCCTTGGCCCTATGCCACTCTTATACTTAAAGGTGGATATTGGGAATGGATACCCTTGTTTGATGAACAGGGTAAGAAGATTAATGAAATAGCACATTGGCGTGGTGCAGGACACTTTCGTATCAGTAAGGCCACCAGTTATCATCGTATTGAACTGGATCCAGACGTAAGTTGCTGGACGCTGTTTATGCCGGGCCCACAGCGTAAAGAATGGGGATTCCTGGTACGCAACAAATGGATTCCTAATGAGCAATACCTCCAACAACGCAAACTACAAAATACATAATACCAATCCAATTATTGTAGCAGCAGCCACTGGTCCTGGCAGTGCCAATATTGGATATACCTACACTAACACTACTACTAATGCTTCGGGCTATACGTTAGGTGAACACGTTAAAATTAATAACAATCCAGCAAGTTTAGAAGTAAAGGGTAATTTAGTAATTAATGGAAGAGACTTGGAAGAAAGATTACAAACTATTGAACGGATACTTATGATACCCGAGCGTGACATAGAATTAGAAAAAGAATTTCCCAAACTCAAAAAAGCCTATGATGCTTATATGCGTGAGTTAGAAAAATACAGAACATGGAAGAAACTTAAAGATGCGTGATCGAGAACAAGACCTAAAACGAATGAGAGAATTATTCGAACCCATTGACAAAACCGTCATGATGTGCGATAATACAGAGGACTTACTTATGTTGGCCAGTTGTATGATGATTAGTGCTAAAGAAATTTATGACAACCATTTAGGTATAGCAAATCGTAAAAAAATGTTTAAGGATTTATCATGACTGATTTAGAAAAGGCACTTAATGAAAAAACAGCACCGTGGACAGAAATTGAATACAGAACACGTCAGTTCTGGGTATTCAGAGATGCGTACCCCGTTACCCAAGGGCATTTGCTATTTGTGCCTACCAGCCAAACAGCGGACGCTCTATTTGAATGCTACAGAGGAGCATACAAGTTTGGATATGAAGGCGTCCAAAATGGCCACTGGGAAGGATTTAACATTGGTCAAAACATTGGGGAGACTGCTGGTCAAACAGTAATGTATCCTCACGTACATATGATACCACGTCGTAAAGGGGATATGGCTGATCCTACAGGTGGTGTAAGGAATGTTATTCCAGAAAAGGGTAATTATAAAAAACATAAAGAACAGCCTATAGTGGAAAGTGTAAACTGGTGAGTATAGAATTTATTAATTTCGGTCCTTGGCGTTATCCCAAGTTCCAAGCTGAAGGTTTTAGCAGTCAATTCTGTTGGACCTTTGCTCAACGCTTTTGTAAGGGTGATGGGTTTGATATTGGCTGTGGTAAACCAGAATGGTGTTTGCCAGGTGCTCAAGGTATTGATCTAAAATATAATGATGGATATGATGCCTACAATTTACCTGATCGTCAAGTAGACTATATCTTTAGTAGCCATTGTTTAGAACATTTGCCTAATTGGGTTGATGCATTAAATCATTGGACTGACCGGTTAAAGAAAAATGGAGTACTATTTTTATATCTTCCTCACTATGACCAACAGTATTGGCGACCTTGGAATAATCGTAAGCATATACATGCTCTAACTTTTGAGCAAATTCATGACTATTTACAAACTAAAAAGTATGCTAATATACTACATGGAAAAAGAGATTTAAACCATAGCTTTACAGTAGTAGCGGAGAAAATTATATGATGGATATACTAATGAATAAAAAACTTGT